ATTTTTCTCCAGAAGTGTTGTTATAATCATAATCTTTCACAACATCAGGAGTAAAGGAATCCATTGTTCGCCTATTTGAATTATCTGGCCAATCTTCTTCAGAAACAGTTTCAATTTGGTCAATTAATAATTTTTCTTCACCTTCCTCAATTGGTTGCCCAAGTTGAGGGTATGCATCAAGAAGTTGCATTTTACTCATTATATTAGAAACCATTATTCCAGTAGCATCTTGAAAATATCTATCTCTTGAATTAGGGTCTACATAAACCTTAAAAGGATTAAGATGCCTAAATTTTATTTCACCTCGACCATAGTCAGCTTCTTTATCTATATATGCAAGAAAATAACCTAATCCTGTAACTGCATAATCATGAACTGCTTGTTTGAATTGCTCATCACCATCAGATATATCCCATATATATTCAAGAATAACTTTCCAAACATTTGCAAGCTTACCATCTGAATCTTCTCTTGCAATTGCTGAAAATTTTGGAGGTTTTGAAGTAATAATTGCTTTAAATTGCTCAATAGCAGAATAAAGTCTATCCATTGGAACTGCTGATTGATTTCGAGATGCTAATTCATCTGCTTCATCGGCACTAAAATGATTGCCTAAATAAAAATCTATATCTTCTCTAGCAGCTACATCCCAGTCTTCACGAGCATTAGACCAACGGTCAAACATTTCCCTTATCTCTTTTGCTCTAAAATCTTCTTTAATCATAGTGTATAATATAGTTATAAATAGTTATATATAACAAATCGGTGCTATATGCGTCTGCCTGTCATCCAATCATACATTTTTTTAGGCTTTGCCCAAACACCATCATTTCCTTTTTCTTTTTTAATTGTTGCAGCTTTTGAATTTCCTTTTGCCCATTGTGTTGCAAGATAAAAAGCATCAATAACATCATCATGAGAGCCTTTAGGGAAATCAATTAATTCATCAATAAATTCATGATGTTGTTTTTTAAGATGGACTGCACCTGCTTTAAACATTGGTTGCAATCCTTCAAACAATCTATCTTTCTTTTTTGAGTTATAATTTTTAATTCCTTTTTCAATCCCAGGTAAAAACAATCCTTCTTTCTTGCTTCTTTTCATTATATAATCACGAAGCATTTCTTGGTATGCAATTGTTTCAATATTTATTCGTCTGATTGGCGAGTATCTTTTAGCGATTTTAAATATCTCATCGGCACATTCCATGGGTAAGACTCTTTTGCGCCAATACTCAATAACATAATAATCATATTCGGCAGTAACACCAAGCACCATAATAACAGAATAATCACTCCTAGAAGTAATTGTCGAAGCTGGGTCAACACCAATATATATATTAACGTATTCTTTGTCCCCATTAGCAAATTGTATATACCACGAATCAGCCGCTTTATCAAACCTCGCATTCCCCTGATAAATCCCATCTTGTATATCCTCCTCACTAAATATTTGGTCTTCTGGTGATTTTGCTTGATTCATATATTCTTGATAAAATTTAGCAGGAGTACCTGAATCAATATAAAATTGTTTACGTTCTTCTAATTTTTTTACTGGCCATCTTGAGGGCCATATAGGCTTACCATCTTCAAGTGCTTTTCTAGTAAATACATCCCAAGCATATTCCTCTCCTGTTTTTTCAGCTTCTTGAGAGCCTTTAACTAATCCATTAAGAAAGCTATCATAATGAACAATTGTTCCATTGCACCATAAAAATCCATCTTTATCAAAATCAATTGCAGGATAAACTGCCGCAGTCACCCATTCTTTTATTTGTCTTCTTGAGTCAGGGGTCTTAGTATTTAATTCTGATTCAAAGTCATCAAGTATAATGCCAGTATATCTAGTTGATAATTGTTTTTTACCCCTAAGTCTTTGAGATGTGCCTTTACCAATCATTCTACAGCCATTTTTAAGAGTAAATTCATCTTTAGTCCATTTATCGCCCTGCAAGTCTCCAAAGTAATAATGAATAGCAGGATTAGAATATATATGATTAGCAATCCAATTTAAATTGTCTCGTGCTTGGTCTTGAGCTTCTCCAATCCATGCGATAAATTCAGGCCTTTCTTTAGTTGCAAATAAAAACCTATATAACACAGCTGTTGCAGCTAATGTTGATTTAGCGTGGTCACGAGGTAATACAAGCGCTAATTGCTGTTTACTTTTATCAATTAATAATTTACCAACATCGATATGAAAATCTGGCGTAGCACTTGCCAAAAAGTCTTGAGGTGAAAATAGTTTTCCAAATGTAATTAAATTTGAATAAGCTAGTTGTAAAGTTTCTTCATTCTTTGAAACATTACCATTAAGATTTAAATTTGCCATTAATTATTATTTAGCCCATTCTGGTGTTGGGGGAATTGTAAGCTCTGTTAATAAGCTATCAAGAATAGATTTATTATATTCTTCTAATTTTTTATTTGCTTTAAAATCTTCCAATGCTTTTTTATTATTTTTTAAATCAGCTTGAGCCTGCTCATCAAATTCTTTTTTAAAATAAAAATTTTCATGCCATTTACCTATAAAGTCAGCAACATTAGGTCCATATTCTTCAGCAAGACTTTGCGTTACCAAATAATGCCTTAATGCATCTTGTTCTGGAATTTCATAATCATATTGCTCTAATAACATATCATTAATATTATCATGTATTGTTAATGGGTTTTTTTCATCTGGATGAAAAATAGATGCTCTCATTAAATTATATAAGTCTAATGCATAATTTGGAGAGACTTCAGGTCCTTGTTTTTTAAGAATATGGGAAGGATATGTTGTATCTACATTTTGAAGTTTATCTAAAAATGTTTCCTGTTGTTCTTTTGTAAATTGTTCCAATTTTATTATATATTTGTTAATTCAAAATGCGGCAAATCATCGAATCCATTATCTTCTAAGTCTGTATTTTGATTCCAATCTCCACCCCATCTTAAACCAATGCCTTTTGATTTAGCAATTCCCATAACCATTCCAGCAAAATATGTCATTCGTTCTCTATCATCCCAATCAATTGGATATGGACATACATCCACAGCATTTGATGGATTTGCATTATGACGACCTTTAGGCCATACAGCTTTTGAATTTCCAGATGCAACTGCCTTATCTTGGTCTTCTTTACCTCGATGTCCGCATATTACTGAACAATCAAAGTGTTTAATTACCTCATTAAATATTTCTTGTAAATCTTCGTGACATGTCGCTAATCTTCTTTTTGATGTTTTTCCAAATCTTGGCATAATTTTATCCTTGTAATTGTTTAAGTATATCCATTATATCTGAAGAGCCTCCAGTAATTCCACTTCCAGCTGATGCAAATCCTCCTGTTGTTGATGGGTAGTATAATTTTCTAGCCAATGAACCAGCTATTCCTCCCCCTGCTTGAGCAGGAGCTCCAGTAAAATATGAAAACTCATCTTCTTGATTCCCTAAGATAGTATCTACCACATCAACAATACTTGTAACATCATACCCTGATTCATGTCCGAGAATATGATTAACCATTTGAATAACATCAAGCAAATCAATAAAGCCATCTTGATTATAATCTCCTCCTAGTAAATCATATAACCAGTCTGACTCCTGACTGTCTTCAATACTAGAATCAGGCTTATAATAATCTCCTCCTTGCAAATATTCAGGAATGTCAACAGTTTGACCAAGTCCATAGTCTGTTTCCCCTAAGTCTATTCCCCCTATTACATCTTGACCAATTTCTTGTGAGCCCTCTTCTACAATCTGTGTTTCTACAGGCTCCCACTCACCAACTCTTGGATTCCAACTCCATTGATATCCATATGGAAGTTCATCTGTTGGCATTGCGGGAATTCCTTCTTCTTCATTAATTGGTTTGAAGTCAGATATATTGATTGCATCGCCAGGTATTCTAGGTATTATGCTAGTTCCAGGCTTAACTCCTGGAGGGGCAAATGGGTCAATTCCTATCATTCCAGTTTCTCCTGCACCAGCAATAGGCTCTTTATATAATTCATCTCCTACATCCAAAAAACCTCCACTATCAGGAAGTAAAGGCTTAAAATCAGATATATTAATAGCCCACTCAGGCCCTTTAGGTTGTGAAGGCTGATATTCCCCTGACATTAACCAATTATGGAAATTATTGCCTGCTGTAGCAACGTCTCCTCCTGCTTCATTGTAAAATTGCTGCCATTGATTCATTAAATAATTATAATCCGCACTTCCTTCGGTCATATTATAATCAGCATAACTTCCCATACTACTAGTATAACCTTCAGCTATAGTACTAGCCCAATTATCCCAAAAGTCATCCCATGTTGGGTCTGGAGCAACACCACCGCCACCACCGCCAGTTCCTGGGTTAATATTTTCATTTGGGTTAAGCTGAACTCCTTCTCCTTCAATGCCAATAATGTCACCATAGTCAAATATTCCACCGCTTGGGCTTTGAAATAACTGACCACCACCGCCAGGTTGCCCAGTTGGAGCACTAAAAGTTTGCCCAGGAGGCTGTATTTCTTCGCCAATTAAAGAATCAGAAAAAGCTTTTGGTTGATTAATGTTTGGTTGATTGATATTATTAATATTTTGATTGGTATTTTGCATACCTTGATTTAAAAAACTGGTAAATGGTTTAAAGTGTCCTGGTTTATGTGGCATTTATGCTTTTCCTTGTATAGAATTCTCCCCGTAAATATACACAATATTATCATTTAAATCAAATTCACTATTGCATTTAGGGCAAATCCATCCAGTAACATGCCTATCTGAGTCAATTAAACCAATTCTTTTGGTAAATTCTTTGTTCAAATAAAGGTCTTTATCACATATTGGACAAAGGTCTTTAGGTTTACTTCTCTTTGTGTGCAATGAGCTCTGTTTTGCTACCATCCTTAAGGGCCTCCATTTGTTCATCTGAAAAACCTGACCATACTGTAAGCTGTTCTTGCTTTGTATCTGTGTCAAATAACCCTGATATCTTAGATAATGACTCCAATGAACGCAATTTATCAGAATCTTTATCTGCAACTTCGGCAATATCCTTATATTTTGACAATATCCAGTCTGGAGTAATGCCTTCTTCTTGCAATACTTTCTTTATTTCCTCTTTAACCATCGTTTGAACCTCTTCTTTTTTCATTAATTGTTTGGCTGAGCTGGCAATATACTCACTGCTCTTTGATTTCTTGAATACTTTTTTGTATGCCTGTGTAATTTCCATACCCTCAGCCACATATCTTGCAAAAACGAACTCTTTTGGCTTAAGTCCTGCCTTCTTATAGTCCTTAAATGCCTTATAAGTCCTTGAAAATGTATAAATATTCTCTGCAATTCCGTCTTCCCCTAGTAATTTAGCGTTTAAGTTGTCCACACGAAAGGTTCCAAGTACCGTTCTAATACATTTGGTGATTTTTTTGGACATATTAACCTTTAATGGATAAGATTTAAGAATCTGGCAAACATTATCGTCATCTGTGAGTACCCAATCCCCGTCTTTTCCACTTCTCCAATTATTATTAATAACCTCATCAGGATGATGAATACGGAATTCTTGAACCGAATCATATAAATAATGCTTTTTTCCTTTAACTTCTTTAAAATCCATATAATAATATAATACCAATTTTGTTTTTAAAAAAATTTATACTAAGTTATAGCCCGCATAAATGGTTTGGTTTAATACTTGTTGCATTTATGTTGAAAAAAGTAGTCACAATAAGGGGTGAATCAAAGCTACAGGCCAACTCGAAGACAATTGAGGCCGATTCTAGGGAAATAACCCGAAACTGATGATTGTCCGTATTTATGGTTTATTTGCTATAAATATATCCAAAAGCAGCATGGCTCCGAAAGAGTAAATCTTTTAGATTAACGTCTTAAAGACCAAAGTTGTGAAGGATTCTGAGGCTCTGACTTGAATGTACAGGGGTAATATCTCTCTATCCTTCCAACAACATTCACCAAAAGAGTAATTATATAATAATAAAAGGAGTAAATATGAAAGTAAAGGGAATAGATTTAAAGGATTTAACTAAAAAACAACAAAATGCAATGAAAAGACATTCTGTTCATCACACTGGGAATCATATCAAAGCAATGGTAAATGCAATGAAAAAAGGAAAAACATTTACTCAATCACATAAAGATGCAATGAAAAAAATAGGAAAGTAAGAAGCTAAAATCTTACATAAAATAAAGTTAAAATTAAAGTTATAAAAAGTTGAAAAATAATATTAGAATGTGTGTTTCTCTTTTTCATACTTACACCACCCACTAAATGCCCTCTATGGGGTTGAAACTAGATTGAAAAGTCATAATTATAATATTAAGTTAAAATTTAATTATTTAACTAAAAAGGAAAGCCCCACTATTAAGTGAGGCTTTTTTTATTGGTAGGTTTGAGGTGTGTTAGTTAGACAAGTATTATAAATTTATACTAACTAAACTTGTATTTATTATTTCTTAATACTAAACAATTTAGACCTAACTTTAGATTTAAGGTTATAACTAAACATACTTTTAATTAACTTAGTTATTCTTTTAAATATATTAGGTTTGTTTAATTGTTCTTTTAAAGCGTTTATCTGTTCTTTTAGTGCGTTTATCTCTTTACAATAGAAAAAATCAACGTGCTCTTCTATTTTATTTTCGATATCATATTCATTAACAAATTCAGATGTTTGGTTTGCTATCTCATCATCTACATAATATGAATCAGGTAATTCCTCAACTTGATACTCTAGGTCATCCAATCTTTCTTTTAGATTACCAACATCTTTTAAAGCCTCAAGATTTTTTTCGATATCTTCTTTATTATCTAATACATCAATAATTTCTTGAGCCTCATCAATTGAATCCATTAATTTATTATTAACAGATAATACCACAGATTCAACAACGTCACGAATATAATCACGAGGCACAACAATTGCTAAATTATCTTCTTTTATTATTTTATGCTTCTTTTTTAATACTTCGTTTGTTTCCATTATTGAATTAAGTCTTTTATCTTGTTCTTTTAGATTTTTAGATAATATTTTAGTATTATCAACAACCTTGTTAATGCGTTCTTGGTTTTCAAGTGTTATACTTTCAACGTCTAAACGTGCTTCTTTTTCTTCTGCTTCGTGAATTGCATCAGTTCCTGATACTATTTTTTGTGCAACGTTTTTAATGCCTTGTTCTTGAATTGGTGTAGCTTTAGCAGGTGCTTTTTTTGCAGGTGCTTTTTTTATTGTTGTATTTTCTGTAATTGTTGTCATTGTTTTATTCCTTTTCTTGTTCTTGTTTAACTAACTATTTT